GCCGCGTGTGCGCACGGGCAGGTTATTCGGTTTCGGTGTACGCGAGGCGTTAGGTGTACGATCCGGAAGCGGCGGGCTTGAACTCGCTGACTGACTGAAGACACGATAGGAGGGTTGAACTATGAGCGTTGAACGCTTTAAGAATCGAATCATCGGACACGGCGAGGAAGCGCCCGATCAACTTTTGGCGAACCCTAAGAATTGGCGCATCCATCCGAAGGCGCAGCAGGACGCTCTCTCTGGCGTGCTCGCTGAAGTCGGCTGGGTTCAGAACGTCATTGTGAACCAGCGCACGGGCTTTCTTGTAGACGGCCACCTTCGGGTACAGGTTGCGCTCCGAGACAATGCCGCCACGATTCCCGTCACGTATGTCGACCTCACGCCAGAGGAAGAGAGTCTAATTCTCGCAACGCTTGACCCGCTCGCGGGGCTCGCTGGGACTGACCGCGAGAAACTAGAGGAACTGCTCGCCGAGATCGGCTCGAATAGCCCAGAGGTGCAGTCGCTGCTCTCTTCCATGGCGCGCAATTCCGGCATTGACTCGCCTGACTTCGCAGCCATTGACCCTGACGACCAGCCGCAACTAGACGAGAAGAAGCGCGTGAAGTGCCCTGCGTGCGACCATGAGTTCACGCCCTAAACTCAGGGTCGACTATTGCTCCTTCGAGGCTGCGCGCTATGCAGTCGAACAGTGGCACTATTCGCACCGCCTACCACCGCCGCCGCACAATCCGATGGGCGTATGGGAAGACGGCCGCTTCATCGGCGCCGTGGTCTTCGCCCGCGGTGCATCTAGTAACCTGCTGAAGCCGTACGGGCTCAGCATCTACGAAGGGGCTGAACTCGTGCGCGTAGCGCTCACGAAGCACGAGACTCCAGTGAGCCGAATTGTGGCTATTGCGCTGCGACTGCTCAAGGCTAAGAACCCAAAGTTCCGACTCGTTGTTTCGTTCGCTGACCCTTCGCAGGGTCACGTCGGCGGAATCTATAAAGCCGGGGGCTGGGTGTATGCGGGCAAGATGCCGAGCACGCGCGAGTTCATTGACAAGAACGGGCGCCGCTGGCACGGGCGCATGATCAGCGCAACGGGTCGAAGCAAGGTCTTCGGCAAATACCGCAACGTGCTCAAGGCTTCAGACTGCACCGCAATCAAGGTGCCTGGTAAGTATCGCTACCTCATGCCACTAGACGACGACATGCGCGAGCGCGTAAAGCCGCTATCATTGCCCTATCCTGCGCGTGAAGCATTGGTAACGATGCACCCCGATTCCATCGGGGAGAGGACTCTGCGATGAGATCCACGCGCTCCACTACCACTGAACGGATTGACTGATGGGGACTCGAGGCCCTGCTCCGAAGCCAACAAGGTTGCGGCTACTCGCGGGAGAGACTCGCCCTTCAGTGATTAACTACGCCGAGCCTATCCCCGCCGGGGGTGCGCTCACTGCGCCAGCCGACTTGAGACCCGAAGCGCGCGAGGTTTGGGAGCGCGTCATTGCTGCGCTCGGCTCCACGGGTGTATTGACTTCTGCCGATAAGGACATCCTGCGCCTATACTCTGAAGCGTTCGTCCGATACCAAGAAGCGGAGGCTATGCTCTCGAAGACTGGGCCGCTGCTCAAGGGTAGAGACGGAAACTTCGTAAAGAATCCGCTGCACCAGATTGTTCGGGATAACGCCGACGCGGTGAAGAAGTATGCGAGAGAGTTGGGACTCACACCAGCCGCGCGTGTGGGTCTGAGGGGAGAAATAGGTGACCAAGCGAACTCGGCAACCGCGAAACTCGACGCAATCATCCAAGCCGCCCGTCGTTCATGAGGGCGAGATTGTCGCTACGTTCATTGAATCGTTCTGCCGTTTGTCTAAGGGAGACCAGGCTGGGCAGTTAATTAAACTCCGCCCTTGGCAGAAAGAAATTCTTAACGACCTGTTCCAGCATCGTGAAGACGGTAAGCGGAAGTACCGAAGAGGTCTGCTACTCATGCCGCGCAAGAACGGGAAGTCGCTGCTCGCTTCGGGCATTGCGCTCTACTCACTCTTCCACGAGATCGGCGCCGAGGTGGCTATCGTTGCGGGTGACCGTGCGCAGGCTCGCATTATCTTCCGAGAGTGCTCGCGCATGGTTGAACTCGACCCAGTCCTCAGCCGGAAACTGCACGTGGTGCGTGACGTCATCGAATACCCAGAGACGGGTTCTGTATTGCGCGTGCTCTCGTCTGAAGCATCGCGCGCAGAAGGCTTCAACTTCTCCACGGTGCTATTTGACGAGATTCACGTCCAGCCAGACGACCGACTCTGGGCAACGGTCAACCTAGGAAGCGGTACGCGAGCCAATCCGCTCGTGCTTGGAATTAGCACGGCGGGCGCGCGCACTAACTCAAGCGGCGAGGAGTCTCTTTGCTACAAATTGTTCCAGTACGGGCGACGCATTGAGACGGGCGAGCAGAAAGATGACGCCTTCTATTTCCGATCCTTCAGCGCACCAGAGGAACTAGAGTGGGATTCACCCGAAGCGGCCCGCGCTGCTAACCCCGCCTACGGCGACTTTCTTGACCCTGAAGACTTCGCCGCAGCCGCTCGCTCAATTCAACGCAGCGAATACGAAACCAAACGCTTGTGCCGCTGGGTGTATTCAACGAGCCCGTACCTACCCGCTGGCACGTGGGAAGCGTGCGCGGATGACACGCTGAAACTTGAGAAACTCGACTCTCTCGTCATCGGCTTCGACGGCTCCTTCAGCAACGACTCCACCGCAATTGTGGGCGTGCGTATTAGCGACGGCGCCGTCTTCGTGCTCGGCTTGTGGGAGCGTCCGATCGACGACCTCAGTTGGCGCGTGCCCGTTGAAGAGGTTGAGATTCGCATGGAAGAAATTTGTAAGGCGTACTCGGTTAAAGAAATTAACTGCGACCCGTTCCGCTGGCAGGCAACGATGGAGCGCTGGCAGGCTGCAGGCTTGCCCGTGGTTGAGCACCCGCAGAGCCCTGCCCGCATGACTCCAGCCACTGCGTCGTTCTACGATGCAGTGGTCAATGGTCGGCTCAAGCATGACAACGACCCCCGGCTTGCGCGGCACATTGCGAACGCTACGCCCGTTCAGACTCGCTACGGCGTGCAAGTCCGCAAGGGCAAGGACGCAGGGAAAAAGATTGACCTATGCGTGGCAGCCATTATGGCTTGGGGGCGTGCTGCTACTCTAGGCGCAACACCTGCGGAGAAGCCGCGCGCACCAGTCGCGTTTATTGAATTGTAAGGAGTCGCATGGGAATCGTTGACCGTCTTCTTGGACGTCAGAGCGAAGAGCGAGCCGTCGGCGGTATGTGGGCCGTTGACATGGATGCAGCAGGCACGAGCCTGAACGAGAAGAACGCCACTACTATCGGCGCCCTATACGCGGCCGTGAAGTTGTACGCGGACACCGTAGCCTCCATGCCCGTGGGCGTGTTCATTAGACGAGACGGCGTTCGGCGTCCAGTCACTCGTCCAAATTGGCTGGACAATCCCGTCCCAAATAACCCGAACTACACGCGCTTCGACCTCATGCATCGAACCGTGACGAGCCTTCTTATCGACGGCAACGCTTTCCTCATGGTGCTGCGCAATGGCGCTGAAATTGTGGAAGTGCGCCTACTCGACCCACGGAAGGTGAGCATCTTGCGCGCTGAAGATGGCTCGCCAATTTATCGCGTGAAGACGACCGCCGGCTCGGTTGACCTGACTTCCGACGACATGGTCCACATCACACTCTTCGGAGTTGGCGAAGACTTGCGCGGACTCTCACCAGTTGAGCACCATAAAACCACGCTCGGACTTGCGAAAGCCACGACGGAATACGCTGCTCAGTTCTTCGCTCAAGGGGCTTCGGTTTCTGGGCTCGTCACCGTGCCTGGAGAATTGACGAGCGACCAGGCGGAGAACTTGCGCGCATCGTTCGGACGCCGACACGAGGGGCTGCGCAACATGCACAAGGTGGCCGTCTTGACGGGCGGCGCGGACTTCAAGAGCATGGGCTTCAACCCATCCGATTTGGCAATCGTTGAGAACATGGAAGCAGGGACGCAAGCCATTGCGAGACTCTACGGGGTGCCGCTGCATTTGCTTCAGTTGCCGGGTGGTAACTCGTCCTATAACTCTCTCGAGATTGTCAGCCGTGAGTGGCTAATGCTCGGACTCG